ATTATCGGTAGAATGTTACCGAGAACTACAACTTACAAGCGCAACGGTATCATAAACGGAGCGTCAAAAGGCAACAGACACGAAACACTAGTTAGAATGTTAATCTCTATGAGATTACGTGGCGAAACACTAGAGTATGCAAGGAACGAGGCTATTGCATTTGCAAACGCGTGTGATCCACCAGAAGATATACGTGAAGTCCTGTTCCAACTAAACGATATATGGAGTAGATATGAGGCTAAGAGAATACCAACTAAAAGCAATGAGTGATGTGGCCGATAAAGGCTGGAAACACAAAAAAATATTATTAGTAGCACCAACTGGCAGTGGTAAAACTGTGATAGCTAGTGCGCTGATACAAGTAGCGTTAGAAAAAGGACACAAGTGTTTGTTTGTCGCGCATAGACGAGAGTTGATTATGCAGTGCAGTAAAAAGCTACACGATTTTGATGTCAATCATGGCGTAATTATGGCAGGCAAATCAGCAACACCGAGAGCAAAAACACAAGTTGCGAGCATACAAACATTTACAATACGGAGTAAAAAAGAAGATTTTATTAAACCAGAGGCTACACTAATTATACTTGACGAGGCACACAGAAGTGCCAGCAAGTCATTTCAAGATCTTATGGATCTTTATCCTAACGCTATGTTTATAGGTTTGACAGCGACACCATGTCGCAATGACGGTAAAGGACTTGGATCTATTTACACAGAGATGGTTGAGTGCAGTAACATAAAAGAGCTGACAGAACTTGGTTTTCTTGTGCCTACAAAAATTATTGCGCCAACATTACCAGACCTGCAAGGACTACGTATGTTAGCTGGTGATTACGAAAACCGTGGATTAGACAAGAGAGTGAACACGCCTAAGTTAGTAGGCGATCTTGTTACACACTGGTTACGTCATGCCAAAGATAGAACAACTGTAGTCTTTGCAGTTTCCATAGCGCACAGTAAATACATAGCTAAAATATTTAATGAGAACGGTATACCAGCTGGGCATATTGATGGAGAGATGGACGAGTTAGAGAGAGAACGCGTTTTGCATGATCTAAAAGTGGGCCATATAAAAGTATTGTCTAACTGCCAAGTGCTTACAGAGGGGTGGGATATGCCCATAGTGTCTTGTGTTGTGTTGGCTAGACCGACAAAATCTTATGGTATGTATTTACAAATGGTAGGCAGGAGTTTAAGACCAGCAGAGGATAAAGAGGATACATTAATATTAGATCATGCTGGCTGTGTTTACGAACATGGTTTCCCAGCGGATACACCAGAGTGGGAACTTACGAAAAGTAAAATAAAAAGATCGC